TCTAAGGGGTCTACATTGATCATGTAGATACACCGGGATCCAGTTCAGACTGGCATCACCGAAACTTCCGAGTTTTGGCCCTGATGGTCTTTTCGAAGGCTAACGCTGCTAGGAGCGCCACATTCGTGTGAGCCTAGACGATCATACTAAACGAGCCTCCGAAAAATAAACTTATCGAGCAGCTTCGTTCTAGCAGACGCCCTCTCGGTAACAACAAAGGAACTGCAATGCTTACCCATATTAACAAATTTCTCGATTTTGTGTTCCCCTCTGGTAATGGCTATTCTGGTCTACCTGACTCTGAATTGACATCTTGTATCCCCACTGGATTCACCAGACGTCTTGATCTCGGTGACCCCGATTTCATGGCACCAGGTGAGGCCCCTGCATGGGAATCGAATTCTGATCTCTGCCTTCTCGCAGATCCAAGAGTTACTTTTCCACGTGCATTCAACTACGCCCGTGAATACGGTTACGCTCAATTCGAATGGCGTGGTAAAGTCTACCACACTGATCTGAAAAGAGAGTTTCCAACTCCAATTCCTGTTTTTATGGCTGAGTTTCCAGCTTCCAGGTGCACACGATGACCCTCTCACAAAGAATCAAAGTGAAACGCACTTCTATCACCCACGCTGATTTTTGGCTACTCGCCAATTCAGGTTGGGGCTCAAACAATCAAGTTGAAAGGTAACACTATGACAATCTCTTATCTTCTTCCTCAGTCTGGCAACTTTGCCACTTTAACAGAAGAGGCTTCACGTGTTGGCGTGGAAGTCTTCTCTCCTCAGAAGCTTCGTGAACTCATTGTTCTCGCGGAGTCTGGAAACATCCTCGTGTCAACAGTCTCTTCTTCCGACCTTCAAATAATCGCTCGGCACACGTCGGCGTTATTTGCCGAAATGCCATCCGTTGTCCTCAATGTCCCAGGGTTAATTTACCCAGGTGACTGGATGACCTCAGCTGCGATGTTTCCTCCTATCGATTGGCTTGAATTAAGCCGTAAATGGGCTAAAAGTGGCGTTACTGCTTATGATACCGATTCCGCTGGTAAACGTGACACCGGCGCTCCCATCCGTACCGAAAAGGTTGACTTCAGTGAAGAAGAGCCAATCTCTTTTGGATCATCCGACTCCGATGACGATATCGGGCTTTAACTGGAGGTAACCAACTATGGCTACTAACTCAGTGACCTTCGATGTTGATTCCCCAGTTACAAAAGCTTTGTTTTTTGGGAAATCGGCTGAACGTAACCGCCTGAATTCATACTCTGAGAAACCTCTCGAGGTTTTTCCTGGTATCTTCTCTAACGACAAGCTTTACCTGCGTTTTATCGATGTCCTCACGAGGGACCTCAGCGCCAGGTTCGAGCCCAACGTTGACTCCCTCGGTCGTGTGTCTGGAAACGGTGTTCGCACCAATTTCTTAGGTTCACGTCACGTCGGTGGCTACTCTATGTTTCCTGCAACCTACCCAATGATGAGTAACGAGTATCTTCGCTCACAAGCTGATCTTACTAATAAGTTTGAATCTCAAACTCATGAGAACATCTTTCGTGCTATCGTCAGATTGTGCTTTTCCGATCTTGAGCCTCAGAAACTTCCTCTTAGGAAGAACTCTTCTTCTGTGGCCCCTTTCTTTACGAAAAATATGTCTGAAAAAATCTCTCTTGCGACCTTTTCCCTTGAGAAGGCCGCTTTGGCTGGTAACATGATGTCGAAGGGTGATTACATCACTCCTTGGACTGAAATGTACATTGGTGGTGCCTACTACGGTGTCTATCGTGACCAGTCCACTGATGCAATCAAACTCGAAGGAGACACTTTCACAGCAAAAGATCGTCCTGTCGGCGATCTTGAATTCTCCACATCTGGTGGACGCTCAGGTTCTTTTAAACCTGCAAGCAAGGCCTTTGGTCCTGAGATCGATTTCAAGGTTCCAAACGGCTTCTTTCGAACGCGACGGCGTAATGCCGCCGGCGGTGGCTTAGGCATTAATGCTACTCAAATGCCTGTTGCTCACGCTGTTCGGAAGAAGATGTATGGCGAATACGCCTACACCTTTCACCATACGACACGTGATTCAATTCGCCAAGATCTAAGGAAAGCTCATCTTTTGA